TAATTTAAGTTATAAGTACTTCCTGAAATTAAGTGTTGTACATATCCTAATATGATTGTGTTATCTAAGCTAAATCCGAAGTCAGGTTTAATTGCCCCTGCATATAAGCTAGATGCTGCACCATATAATATATTTACAGTATTATCATTTGTAAGATAAAGAACATCATATCTAGAGCCAACAACATATGTAAGACTACTTAGTGTAACAGTAGTTGTTGTAAATCCACTAATAATTCTACCATTAATAACATAATATGAATCTATTGAGTCGCCAGCAATACTTACTGTACAACTAGTTAAACCTGTTGTGGTTGCACCAGAGTCAAAATACATATTAAATATATTACCATTTGTATATGCTCCTGATCTATCTTCAACACCTGTTGAAGAAGGTCCAACCATATCAATATTATAACTATCAAGGTTATTGGTTATAACGTTATTGCTTGAGTCAAGATATTTTTGTGTATATGTTAATTCTTCTTTAAGTGTAGCATTATATGACATAAAATTTATGCTACTAATATCTTCACCAGAAACTACATCACCAATAATATCAAGGTTACCAAGTTTAAAATCGGCTTCCAATAATACATCTTCGTTATAGGTACAGAATAAGCCAGTTTTATCTGTATTATTATTAATAACGTTTTTGATATACATATCGTTATTATTTAAATCAACGAAATAAGGTATTAAAGAAACGTTATAATTAGCAAGTACTGTAACAGTTCTTTCATTAAGAAAGTTAGTAACTTGTGTTTTCATTAAGCCGCTTCTATTAAAATATTTACCAAAAGTAGCATCATTTGATAAAGTTCTGTAATCTGACCAGTTACCTGCGACAACGACTACTGTTACAAGATAATCTGAAATCCATTCTCTATAATCAATATATGCTGGAACTTTTGTTCTATCACCATACCATTCTTCTGCGGTAACATCAAATCCTGTTATACTAGATTTAAACATGAATACAGAGAAATCTTTATCACTCATATTTGTAATATGGAAAAGTCTTTGATTATCTTGAACCCCAAAATTATTTGATTTAACAACGTTCAAGAATGCGTCAGTATCTCTTTCCCAGAAATCTTGTCTGTTATAGAAATATTCGTATGCACCTCTATTAACTGTACTATTTTGATATTGTGATGATACAGAGATAGATTGCCAGTCAACCTTATCTCTATTTGGGTTTGTAGCTAAAAGGTTTAAAGCCCAAACTGGTCCACTTTTTAACATTTGTTTCACTGTTTTGTGAAAAAATGAGCCTTTATTTTCTAATCTTCTATCATCGTCTCCAAAAATTGAAACAAAATCAGTTGGATTTGTAACATAGATTGGTGCGTTGAAAGGACCTTTTTTAGAAAAACCAGGTACTAGATTAATTAAAACATTTTGTACTGGAAGTGTTATAACACTTTGATCAATTTCTTCAATAAAAATGTCTGGTCTTTTGTATTTTCCGAAATCTGCGTCTTTGATTGGCATAATTTTTAAATTATTTTTTATGTATATATTAAAATATTTTTGTAAAAAATTCTATTTTTATTATTTTTTACGTTTCAGATTTATATATTAATTTATTTTTTTAAAAAAAAGCCAAAATTCATGCAAGATATGCTTAATTTTATTTAAGTATTTGAATTAAAATATTATAATATTTTAAAATATATTTTTTTATTCGGGAAATAAGTTGTATCTTTGTAGTGTTAAATAAAATATAAAAATAAACGTCATGAGAAGAAGTTATTTTCCAGGTAGATCAGTTCTAATTGAAAAAAGTTTTGATTTTGATAAGGTTAATGAGGACCTTGGTAAATTTTCAAACAAACTACACAATGGTTGTTTAGTCACAGAATATGATGGTCGTGAAATTTGTAGGGTGGATGTAAGTAATGTTTATTACAATTTTGATTTCACTAATTTTTCAAAATCTATTTTATCTGAAATTCAGAAATATTTTTCACCAGAAAGATATTCGTTAAAAGCCGCAAGTGGTGTTCAAGAAATTCGTCTTATTGGTGATGAATTATATATTGACAATGAACGTTATGAAAAAATGATTAGTATTGTTAATTCAACTGACAAATCTAAGGCATTATCGATGAATGTTGGTCTGATTAAGACAAAAGGTCTTTATAAAAGAGTCGATTCAATTACAATATTGACCAGTTTCACCAACAAGCATTATAAAACTTCTCTTCCAGATAAGATTAAATCTTTTTCTGAAAATCTTATCAATTTCAATATGGATATTGATTTTCATATAAAATCTATTGAGGATCTTAAACATAATGAAGTTTCTATAGTAAATTTTGCCAAAAAATTTCTCTTCAACGAAGACGGAAAGTTAATTAAAACGTCTGAATTAAAACTTAATGCCTTATGTAAGAAACTTATGTATGATGGGTTATATTCAAAGCGTAGAACTTTTGATAATTTAACTGCCGCAAATCTTGATAAGGCTGAAGATTTCAATATTAATTCTAAGGTATTATATAGTGCCTATATCCAATTATTCAAAGATAAAGACACATCAGTTATCGCAAGAGAATCCAGAAGGATTTTCGAATCTCTTGAAGCCGCACTTGAAGTCGAAATGAGTTAAAAATAAAATAATTTTTTTCTTAAAGGTGTTAATGGTCAACATTAACACCTTTTTTTTGCTATAAAGAATATAAATGACTAATATTTTATAAAAAATTCTTTGTTTTTGTCAATTATTTTTTTTATATTTGATTACAGAGGTGAAAATAAAATGTAATATTTAAATACCATAAATTAATATTTAAATGCTGTTAGAAATATTTAACGATATTTCTGATAGTATAATGCTATAATATTTGATAAAAAAATTAAAAAAACTTAGAATGGAAAAAAAAGAAAAAGAGAAAAAACAACGTGAAAGAGAATTGTTAAGAAATGAATTAAGTGTTATTATATACACATCTATTATAAAATTTAAATCACAATTTACTGATATTAAGCCAAATAAAGAAGACATTATTCATGTTTTATCTGGTATAATAAATAGTAAAACTAGATGATATATTAATTTTATATTAATTTTAAAAATAGTAAAAAACAAAACTATATAATTTTACTATATAAAATCTTAAATTATATCTATGAAAAAATCTGACAAAATTAATGAACTTGAAATACAGTTCGAGGAAAGAACTGGTATTAATTTTCAACTCTTCTACAAGAATTATAAGCCAAAACTAATGTGGTATATATCAAGATACACCAAAGATTTAGAAATAGCTGAAGATTACGTAGCAGACGCTTTTATTCAAGCATTATTGAATATTGGTACTTACAAAAGACCTGATGAAGGTGGCGCACAAGTAAATACTTGGATATATAAAATCGCAGAAAATATTGTTAAAAAGGCTCATAAAGATAGCGAAAGATTACCTACTAATTCTTTAGATAAAGAAATGGCAGAGAATTTTAATTTATCTAATTTGATACCTTACGATGACGGTAAAAGAAATGTTGAAGAATATAACATTTTTATGAAAAAAGCTGATGTTATTAAAGAAACAATTTTCAATTTACCAGAAAAAGATTTCAAGTATAAGAAAGTTTTAATAATGAGAGAGATAGATGGTATGGCATATAAAGAAATTTCAGAAGAATTGAATATAAACCTATCTACTATTAAATCACAAATTAAAAAGGGTAGAAATATCATTAGAAAAAAAGTTTTGAAAAAATTTCAAGAAATTGATCATAACGGATTTGACAAATGATTTCCTATGAATCGTCCAAATGGTACATAAAAATGTGGAGATTAAGATGGTATTTATATGCTATCCTTCTTCACATGAAAAATATTATAAATATTGAATTTTTATTAGAATATCTATTAGAATTAGAAGATAACACCAATAAAAGATTAGTAAGAGCTAGTTGGAGAGAAGTTAAAAGACATATTGAATTAAGTAAAATGCATAAATATTCATCAGAAAAAATACATTACGAAAGAGAAGATTAGATCATTTTAATTTTTTTTATTGATAAAATATGCTAACTTTGCAGTAAAATTAAAACATTTACTATGAAAAAGTTAATATTTATATTATTTCTGTTTTTAACACCTTGTTTAGCATTTAGTTACAATAATCAGCAACAAGATTTTAATGTAGAAAAATTTAATAAAGATATCGATTCTATTAATAATAAAATGAATAGATCATTTCATACAGCTGGTGAAGTTGCGAGTATTTTACATAAAGAAGTTAAAATGATAGGATTAAAAAAGACTATACAATTAAATTTTGATATATTTTTTCCAATAGTTATCTTTATTATACTTTATTTAGTTTGGTTGAAAAATAGAAAGAAATAAATTTGGTATTTTGTCAAATTATTATAAATTTGTATAAAAAAGAAAAATATGCTTGATTTTTATAAATTCGTGCTTCCAGGTCAGATGCACCCAAAACTTACTGATGCTGTTGTTGCTATGTTGGCAACAGGCAACCTTCCATATTATGGTGAATTTGCATTATTCATTAACTTTTTTGAATCAAAAAAGAATCCATATCTTAAAACAGCAGGTGTTAATGTTACATCATCTGGAATGAATTTCTATTGGGATAGAAAATTCATGGATTCTTTACCACAAACGCAAGTTAACTTTCTTCTTATACACGAAGAATTTCATCTTCTTTTTGATCACGTTAAAAGAAGTGTTGGTTATGATGCAAAATCATCAAATATTGTTCAAGATATGATTATTAATCAGATTATTCATGACGAAATCATGAAATTACAAAACCTTGGAACAGGACCAACACCTTTTATCACTATTCCGCAAGACATGTTTGAGAGAAATAGTGCTTTATTTATACCAAAAGAATATAAAGGTGATCCAATATTTGAAGAACTGTATGAATGGTATGTTAACAAAAGAAGAGAATGGCAAGAAAAAAATAAAGAAGCTGTTCAAAAAATGAGACAGGAAGCAAATAAGTGTCCAAATTGTGGTTCGAGTATGAATAAGCCTGAAGATGAAGAAAATGAAGGCGAAAGCAAATCTGATAAATCTGATAAAAATGGTGGAGAAAACAATAACGATGATAGTAATGGTGGCGACAAATCAGATAAAAATGATGGTGATGGTGATGATAGTAAAACTTGTCCTAATTGTGGTCATAAGCATGATAATAATAAATCTCGTCAAGGAAAAAAAGACACATCAGGTAAAGATAGATATGGCAAATATGCTCAAAATGATGTAGATATGTATTCTCTTGAAACTATTTTTGAAGGAGAAGAAAGAGAAGAACAAAATACACTCGATTCACATTTAGGTGATGATATACCGCAAGAATTAAAAAGAGAGATTGTTGAAGGTATTATGACAAAGTTAAAAAATAGGGGGTTAAATTCAAAGGATATTGAAACCATTCTTCATAAACTTCGTAAGTCTAGAAAAAATTATCTAAAAGAAATTAAAAGAACCATGAGTAATCATATTTTTGGTTCAAAAAAAGAAAAGACTATTGTTAGACCTAATCGCAGAGGAATTCCAGGATTAAAAGGAACAAAGAGATATAAAAATGAAATAAATGTTCTTCTAGATACGTCTGGCTCTATGGGTAATGAATTTGAAAAAGTTTTATCTTTTATTTTTCAAAATGATATTCAAATGAATCTTATTCAATGTGATGCTAAAGTTCAACAAATCATTAAAATTAAAGATAAAAAGGAACTTGAAAAAATGAAAATTAGGGGGTTAGGTGGTACAATACTTCAACCAGCTTTAGATTTCATTACAGATAAAAAGAATAAAATTTACATGTATAATACAGTTATTTTAACTGATGGTTATACTGATGCTTTAAATTTTAAAATGATTAAGACAAAAACATTAATTTTATCTAAGTGCGAAAAATGTCCTATATCTTTTGATAATAATAGAGTTAAACAAATTAATAATATTGGTAAACAAGATTAAAAAAATGAAAAAAATAATAGAATTATACAAAAAAGAATTTGGGGATATTGATAAAGAAATTAATATTCTTATTGATGTATCTGGTAGTTTTGATATATCTAATGTAACTGACATTTTTGCCGATGTCATATCAAATAATATTACGATAAATTTGATTTTATGTGACCAAAATGTTGAATATGTGGAAAAAATTAACACATTAGATTTTTCAGAACTTATTGGTCGAAAAATTAAAATTGGAGGTGGCGGTACAATATTACAATCGGGTTTAAATTTTATTTCTGATATTAATAATAATATAGATATGTTTAACACTATAATTATCACCGACGGCTATACAGATTCTCTAAATTTTGAAAAAATTAAAACTAACACATTAATTATTGTAACAGATATAGAATGTCCTATATCTTTTGATAATGGTAAAGTTAAGCAATTTAATAACCACAAATTAGAAAGATTCAACAAAATAAAAGTTGAATTAACGAATGAAATAAAAAAATCAAATTCTACTGATTACTATATTATAACTGATATTAAAATAAATTTTCTATTAAAAAAGATTTCAGAATTAGAAGAAAAAATTGAAAATATACAAAAATAAATTTTTTATTATAGATTTTTTTACTATATTTATATAAACAATATTTAAAAATAAAAAAGTATGAAAAATAAAGATGTTGATATTATAAAAGTAATGGAATTGATTAAGTTAGAAGCAACTAAAAAAGCAGAAGATGCTGGATATCAAGGTAGTTTGAATGATGGTGGAGCATCAATTCTTAGAAATCAAGTTAATTTTTATACTGCTGGTATGAATGGTACAATTCCAGAAGAATGGAAAAAATATGTAAAAGAGAGCTTAAAAATTTCAGATCCTGAATATTCAGAATATATTAGACTAAAAGAAAAATATGGATAAAAAGAAAAATTTACTAAATCTATTTACTGAGGATGTTACGTATAATTTTCATCTTATTAAGACTGAAGAACCTAGTGGTCACCTTATATATTTAATTAAAAATGGATCGCCAATAAATACAGACACATTAGAATTTTCAAAAAAAGATATAGCAGAAGAATTAATATCAGAATGTAATATTGAAATTGAAAAAGTTACATGTAGTGTATATTTTACAAAAGAAGATAATACTGAAAAATTAAAATATCAATTAACTGAAAAATTAGTTGAAGATTCTGAATTTTCAAATTTTATAGAAGAAATTAAAAATGAATATAGAATATTAGAGATTAAAGACACTCTATTATACAAAAAAGACCCTAAGGCATATGAAGAATCAAGAAGACAAGAACATATAGAGCATCAAAAAGAGCTTTGGGATAGAGTTGTTGAGCAATATAACAAACAAAAAAAGGATAGAGAAGATGCTTTAATAGCATATGATAATAATATAATAGAATTACTTAAAGAATATTTTGAAAGTATTATTGAATATGAAAAACAGGATTTTGATTTCTTTGTTGAACTTGATAAAATTATTTCTAATTTAATTGATCCTGAAACTTTTATTAAAATTGATGATAGTACATTTATTTGTAGGACAGAAATTATTAAATTAGAAAATGATAAAATTTATGTAGTCTTAACCGATAATAATATATACTATACTGCAACATTAAGGTTCGACAAAACTTCACTTCTTACTGAAGATGCTAAAAAAATTGAAATTTATGATATACCAGAAACTAAATCTGATTATGAAATATTGATACAATTATATAATATTGATGTAAGTGAAATTAAAGAATGGGAATATAAAAGTGAAAGCGAAAGATTTAAATATGTTATTGACTATTTAGTTCCAATATTCAAAACCGAAAAAGAAAGGAAAACTCAAGAATTTATTGATAAAATTAAAAAAGAAGACGAACTTGAATTAGGTGAAATTGAGTTAGGTGAAAATGATGACGATGAAGATGAAGATGAAGATGAAGACGACAACACTAAAAAACATTTAAATCC